ACACCGAACCAACCAACATACAAACGGTTGTTAGTTGATGTCACCCACTCACAGAAATTCTGCCATGGGGATGTAGATTGTTGCCTTGAAAGAGTTGTAGCCATTGAATTGTACGAAAAAGTAAGACCATCAGGGACATGGTGGAGTTACTATTTCCCAAGACCCCTCGCCTTGGGATATGAGAGACGTGATTTAGACACCCTAGAGGTCTCGGTTTAAGGGGTGTTACAGACAGTTAAGAAATGTGTTGATTCCTTAACTTGCTGATGTATTTAGAATACTACGGTTTCCCGTCCTTGTCAACCCCTGTGTTAGGAGTGTTTTGAGGTGGTGTCCCGAAGACCCAACTATTATACAGGTCTTTGAAAATTCCGTCAAGCTCTAGTATCGATACTCTTGAATCCGATCCAGTACTCGATTTAGATACTTGTGTGCCAAATCTTTTTCTTTCTGCCAAACTGCTTTCGATTCTGCATCAACCTCATGCTTGAGTTTAAGGACATGGCATATCAGTTCATCCTTATTCAATTGATTCTTTGGCATATAATAAAAAAAGACTCTACTCAGTATATAGAGTAAAGTCTTTTTTGTCTGTTATTGAATTGGGATTTGTGCTGGTATCAACATACCACCACCCTTATCATCGTCATCGTCAATATCTTCAGAAAATACAGAATGAATTATAAAAGCACCCAACATAAAGGTTGCTATTAACATCATTTTATTTCTCCTTTGTAATTGTGTAACCTAATTTTTCTAATTCTGCAATCATTGCTTCAGTACTGCCGAAACAACGATTGTCGTTATTAGTTTTTCTATCGACCCATCGTAAGTTTTCAACTCTATTGTCGTCCCTTACTCTATTGATATGGTCTACAAAAGGTAGGTTGTGTGGATTAGGGATAAATTCTTCTGCAATCAATCTATGAACCATATAATGTTTTCTAGGTGTCCCTATATCAACAACGATATAACCACTATGGTGTTTATATCCTATTTGCTTGCATTTTTTTTTACCCTCTAACCATATCGTTCCATCGGGTCGGGGTATGTATGTTGAAGTGTTTGCCCTTCTACCACCACCACGATTTGTTCCTTTAGGATTACCTATACCCATAATTGATTACCAGATACCTGTATTATCATACAGGTATTTAGCAAAGTCAAGTCTTGACTTTTAGGTCAAAGTGTGGTATAATATCTCACCAAATGCCAGGAATAATCTGGCCACTGACGGCATATGATCCCATAGCGGCAATGACACCAATCATTGCTGCCCAACCATTAATACGTTCTGCTCTTTCGTTCATTGTTCTTGCTCCTGTGTTTTGTTGTAAATAATGACTCTGCCATTTTCATGAGTGAATACTAATTCATCATCATGTGCCCAGCAGAGTTCTTCGTATAGGGCATTTAGTCTCTCCATATCATCATATAGTTGATTTGGATTAAACATTCTTTACTGGTTCATATGGATGTTGCGGTTTGTGCTCTCTATCCATAGGTTGAGATTTACTAAGGTCTCTTCTGGATTGATTCTTAATAACAATAAAAGCATCTTTATTGTACTTACGAGTACCAATAGGTGTTTGCCATTTTTTGTTATACTCTTCACCTACATCAATACCAGACACCTGAGTTCCTGCCATTTCGACAGAAATTTCATCTTCTTCTTCCCACCCATATTTTTGGACAAGAGAAGAAACTTGTTCATAGACAGATGGAGCATCCATTACTCGATCTTCTGGTTCAAGACTTCCGTGCATCAGTAGAGGTTCTCTTCTTGTTCAGTTTGAATTATAACATCAGAAGTTGGATATGCAACACAAGTGAGAACAAATCCTTGTTCAATTTGATCATCATCCAAGAATGATTGATCACTTTGATCTACTGTGCCAGAAACAATCTTACCTGCACAGGATGAACATGCACCTGCACGGCAAGAGTAGTTCATATCAATACCACCTTCCTCGGCAGCATCAAGAAGATATTGGTCATCCTGGCAGGTTACAGTTGTTTCAGTACCATCAGAAGTACGGAAGGTAACATTAAAGTCCATTAGTAAGTTTCAGAAAGATTTTGTACAGAGTATGCCAACAATACAAGGAAGGCAATACTGGTTATTGTAAACAAGATTGAATGCATTGTCAAGTGCTCAGAAACCGAAAAGTCCGAAAAAGAAAACACTACCAGTCGTAGTATAAGAAACCAGTGCAAAAGCAAATCCAATCATTGCTGTGCGACCATTGAGTTTCTCTGCACGTTCTGCATGTGTCTCAAGACCATATGCCTCAGTATAAGAGGGATCAACATACATACGGGGTTCTGTGGCCCACATGTTTGTGCGTCCACCGTCTTCAGTTGTTACAGTCATTTGAGTTTTGTGAAGAAACATTACAGTATTATATAGCAAACATAAAGTCCTGTCAAGGGGTAGTCAGTATAAATGCTTACTATTTGCCTTCAAATCCAGGTGGTAGACGATTGAAGTATGGATCATATTCAAAAATACTATTCCAATCTTCAATCTGATTTGCCTGTGTTTTCCAAAAATTCCAAAGACCCTCATAACTTGACTTATGAAAAACATCAATATGTTCTTTATGAATTGAAGAACCAAGTTCAAGTTTGTATAAGAATAAAGGAATGGAAAAAGTGTTTCCAGAATTATAAATCAGATCATCGGCAACTGCTCTTGGTTTAACTCCATTATCGATCTTATACTTATCTCCCCTTACATGAAGGTCAATTAGTTTTTGTGCATGACAGCGTGTAATTAAATAACATGCCGTTGAGAAATCATTTATGAATCTCTTATGCATTTGTAAATGAACTGATGCAGGATTAATCACAGCAAGTTGAATTACATCATAGTCATAAGGAATCTTTGCATAAAAATTCTTCCATTCAAAAGGCCAATACGATGCAGTAGAAATATCACAATCATCTTCCATGATTAAGGCACATGAAGAATCTGTCTTAAGAAACTCTACCATTGCTCTCAGATGAGACGTAGTACATCCTACCTCACCAGAAGACATCATATCAGGGTATCTCCCTTTAAGAATGTCTCCGAGGTCTCTACCGTCCCTACCATCATATGCAGAGATGCGAGTATAATTTCCAATCTCCCAATACTTAAATTGCTCTTCCATATATTCTTTCCTCTCTAATTGCCCATCCAGATTCAGATAATATATGGGAGGAAGTCCTTTGAGTTTATAAAGTGCTTTATTTTTATCCATTATAAAATCTCCCAGTGCTCAGGATATAAATCTTTTGTATTTAAGTGGGCATTATTAGGTCCAAACCATTTTGTTTTTGGATCCGGTCCTAATACTCTCTTATCTGGATTTTTATTCAAATAAGCACCCCACCAACTAAAAGTACTATTGGAAATAATATTGTCGGTACAAAGAGTTTGTAAACATAAATCATACCAATGATCCATATTAGAACTTTCCCATCGACCATCGCTTGTGACTATCTTCCCATCTTCAGTTTCAGAAAACATAAATCTATCATCAGAAAACATTTTCTGTTCCTTACACCAGGAAATATCATCTGAGAATATTAAAACTGTATGATCAGAAAATTTAGATGCTGCTTCTTCAAACCAAGCATCACTAAGATTATGATGATTAGCAGAGTTTTGTAAATAGTCACCCCTTCTAAGATGAACCGAAACAACCTTACCACTTATACCAGAAATAAACTCTTGACAAGGATCTAAAATTTCATCATGAAAAGTAAAATCTTCCTGGAGTTCATCCCAAATATTTAAAAAATATTTTTCAGATTGGAAAAACCCATATAAAGAAGCATTTTCAGGAGGGTTATTAAAAAGATATTCATCAAACTCAAATCCAGATTCTGCTACTATTGGACAATCAATAGGTGCTCCTCTACTATCTCTACGATTAAGACTACCTAAAAATCCTCTATTTTGAGTAGCATTAGTCATTTTAAATCCCTGAGATAATTGCATCTCTTCATTTACAGGAATCATATATTTAATTTTATTATGTGAAGCAATTCCTTTTATTGCCGCATATTGAAACATTTGATTTGCTAGAAATCCAAGTCTCCCTAGATGATTAAATGATAATGTCATTATACATGATACTCCGAATTATTTTTTGCTAGATGAACTATTTTTGGTTCAAAGTTACATACCTGTTTGAATACTTCTGGATATGCATATTGAGGTCCTAGTACATGAACATCATCTCTCCTTTCAGCAAAGAATTTATTCATCTGACTTTCATCATGCCACTGTGCAATTATACCATTATCCAAATCTTTTTGGGTTCTAGATTCCAATTCACTAATCATATCAAGAACATAAGGAACTTTTCCACCCCAAAGACATCCTTGGAAATAAACAGAAGTATCGTCACCATCTATAATGCCAGCAGTAGATTTAGTGTCATTCTCAAAAGAACCAGTACCCTCATTATGGGGAGGCATTTTCAAGTAATGACACGGATGATGAACTCCAAAGAAAGGTTTATCAGTGAAAAATTCTTCTTCAGTAATCTTGTTAACTACTAAAGTATCTGCATCCATAAAAACTACTTTATCAAATCCGGACAATTCTTTTTTTACTTTGTTGATAATATTAAATCTCAGTAAAGTAATATAAGGCCAGTCAAGGTGTTCCTGAGAGATAGTAGTAATATTATCAGGTGTATCGCTCATTTCACCATCAGTAAATACAAAAAATTCTTTTTTGGTATTTGGTAAAAACTTCTCTTGAATATTTCTCCAATAATTTGGAAGGAAATTAATATATTTTCCCGTACCGATAAAGCAAATAGCAACTTTATTTTTATTTTTGTTTATAATTTCTTCCATTGCAGAAACATAGTAATGTTCAACTACGTTTGACCACTCAAATGTCTTTGCATACTCCAAAATTTCTTTTCTATTTTCAACAGAATAATTTCTATTCTTAATAATTTCTTTTTCTAAGAAATTCATATCTGTAATTTTATCTTCCGGAATAACCGTAATAAAATCTTTAGTGATATCTAAGTTAGATGAAGCATATTGACTCACAACAACACCTAAACCTGCAGCAAATGCTTCAAGACATACTAAAGGATGTGCTTCACCATCACTTAAAAGAACTAAATTACCATATTCACTGAGTTCATTGTAGAGTTTGTCCTTAGTCCATTCTCTCAACCATCTCTTACTCACATCAAACCTAGAATCAGAATTATTTCCTGCAAACCACAAACTATCAATACCTTGAAAAAGATATTGTCTTTTTCTATAATCAATTTTAGCAAGATAGATAGAACGATTTGGATATTTCGGAGTTTCAGTTTTATTAAAAAGATTCAGATTCACTCCATTTGGTGTAACAAATAGTTTATCATCACCAAATCCCATCTTATTTTTATAAGTTTCTTTAATACCATTAGACAAGCAAAACACATTTGGTTTTATTTTTTCAAACTTTTGTGCAACTCTAGGTCCATAATAGTCCCATTTATTTGGTTGCTCCAAGTAACCAAAATGGCTTGTAATTGCACATGGATATCTAATATGTGGAATTAATTCAATAAAGTCATCATACTGAACATGAACAAAATCAGGATTGAAATAATCAATTTCTTTTAATATATCATTAGGACTTTGTGTATTAATGATCAATACTTCATGACCCAATTTTTCGAGAGCAAGTTTTTCATCCCAAATAAGAATCTCAACAGCACCCCATCCCGTAGGAGGAATGGGCATAATACCTGGTCCGATAATAACAATTTTCATTTTATTTTTTCTGGATAATCTGTACAAATACCATAACAATTAGTAACTTTTAATTTATCCCAATTTACATCATTCCACTCCGGCATAACAATAACTGTATTTGATGTATATGATTTTCCCGGATAAGCCCAAATATTATTTTTACTAGTTAGAGTATAATCATCTTCATGATGCCAAAAATAATTATATCCACTAGTCATCGCAGAAAACTGATGAAGAGTTGAAATATCTTTACAATGAATCCAAAGGTAATTTTGCTTCTCTGCTAACCAGTACCAAGTAACCATATACTGAGATTCATCATGACCTAACCAAAGAGTACTGGTTTTCAAATCATATCGAATATCAATTTCAACATCATACCCAGCATCAATACATTTTACAATTTGGTCTGGACTATTTTCAGTTTTAGGATCTGGACCATTTAAATTAGCTCTATGTGCAATTATTTTCATTTATCTCCTAATAACAAAACCTTCCATAGGAACTCCAATTATATCATCAGATGAATGCCTTGTCAAAAATGAAAGCATTTTGAAAGATTCGGGAGAAGGTTCCCATATCTTTTGATAGATACTTGACTTATTCATATCATCGGAACAATTTTTCATCCAATCGAAAAATTTTCTTCCTCCAAATTGAATAATATCAGGAAATCTTGGATGATGATCTGCAACATAAAATTTATTGGTAGGAAGATCACTTAGTTCAGGAAAACCAACAGCCCATGCATCATATCTAGCAAGAATATAAAGATCATGTTCATCACCACTCTCTTCATATAATCTGACAACTTCACCGATAGATGTTAATTGAGACTTAATATTACTAATATTTTTTTCATTAACATGTGTACCATCCCATTTTTGAGAAATAAAATTAAATGCTCGTTTAGTCAATTCAAACTTTTGAGGAGGATCAATCTTAAATTTTTTAGGGGAATACACATCTTCAATTATATCTAAAGCATTGTCAGGAACAGGATTTTTAGTTATTCCCTTTCCGTCCGGAGGATTCTCTGCCCAAGAAGAGATTTGATAATCTACTTTCGACCCAAACCAGGCATGTGCATATACATCAGCATTATATTTTTCAATAATTCCTTTCAAAAATTCTTGAGGTTTAGGATCATTACAGTATCTTGGTTGACCAAATAATAGAACTGCTACTCTCATCACTTCTTACCACAGATAGAAAGATCCACTTGAGATCTAATTTTTTCCATAATCATTGTTTCTCAAATAAAAATTATTTAAAATGAAGGGAATTTAAACTTCCCCTTCGTAATGTTCTAAAAAGTAATTTAGATCTTCAGGAGTTCCAATACCCCACATACCAGACTTATAGATCTCTTTAATGCGTATCTTTTTACCGTCACCAATTGCTTCGTTGAATACAGGACAAACATAGTATTCGTTATTGACACGAATATCTTTCTTAATCATCTGTTCGGCATACTTCACATAGTCAGATCCTCTCTTCCAGTAATAGATACCGACAGTAGCATGTTCTGAGATTGGTTTCTTCTCAGCAACCTCAGCAACATATCCATCCTCTCCTAACTTAGCATAAGACCACTTAGGATGAGTTGCGGGGAAGGTAACGATACCACCATCTACCTCACCATTTTGGAAGGCATAGAGGGTCTCATTAGAATCCCACTCAACAAACTGATCAGAGTTTGCCATTACTAACGGTTCGTCGTTGTTGATGAATTCTTTCGCAAGTAAAGTGGTACAAGCTGCACCTTCGGTGATACTTTCAACCTGTACGATATTACACCCAGGAGCAATAAGAGGAAGCAAGTAATTGAGATTATACTTATCATAGTGTTCCTTTTGTACAATGAATGTATAGTTTGCTTTAATATTGAGATTCTCAGTGACCACTTGGATCATTGGTTTTCCTTTAACTTCAATAAGAGGTTTAGGAAAGGTGTATCCCTGACTAGCAAATCTACTACCAGCACCTGCCATAGGAATTAATACATTCATCGTCTTACTCTCCCATGCTATTTTTTTCTTATCACCATTAAGAATTTTTTTAATTTTATCAATCTTACTTTGATTAAGATCTTTTCGTTCTTCTATAGGAACAAGATGACACTTACTATCTAAAGCACCCTGACGACCGATGTGACTGTCTTCTAAAATAACAGTATCATTAGGAATAGCACCCAATGCAGTCATACACTTCCAATACATTGCTGGAAATGGTTTGTTGCGAACAACGTCCTCATTAGAAACATACATGTCCACAAACTCAAGCAGTCCCAAACGCAAGAGAATGATCTTTACAGTATTGCGAATGCTGTTTGATGCAACAGCAATTTTATATCCAGAATCTACCAACTGTTGAAAGTAACCCATCAATTCATAGTCTTTAGCAACACACTCATTAAAGATTTTAAGAGTTGCTTCTTGCTTATCTCTCCAGATCGTATCATAAAGTTCTACAGGAAGACCTCTATTCTTTGTAAGAAGTTCCAACTTTGCTTTAGTAGGGAGACCATCATAGATGCTGACATGTTCTTCCCGACTGATCGCATATTCATCACCAAGTGCTTGATTTAAGGCATAATAATGATAATCTTTACTATCAATCAGTACACCATCCAAATCAAAAATAACGAGTTTTGTCACATATCCCTCCAAAGTCGATAACCAAATTTATTTTTTATAATTGGCAATTTATAATGTTTTTGTGCGTTCCATCCAATTAATGTTTCTGGATTTATTGCAGCACCCTCATCAATAATATCTGAAAGGTTACTACAAACACTAAGATATTTATCCATCAGTTCTGAGTTGCCAAAAGCAAAATGATCATTAATACCATACTCTAAGTGTGCATATTCGTCAAGAACGTTAACGGTATTTAAATTATAATTGTCTAAAGACCCAACATCTTTATAGAAAAATTCATCTGTTCTCAATCTAATAACACAATCATACTTAAAATTATTTTTCTCTTCATATGTTTTTTTCAAGTTGTTTGCCTTCTCAAGGCTGTAGAACATAGAGATAATATTATTAACTGGATGAGGAAATCTAGAATCGGATGCCCAATCACTTTCAAAATCTTTCGGTTCTTCAAATTCCAATGCTTTTGGATTCCAATTCTCCTCAATATATGGAATTAAGTCAGCATCCCATTTTCCACGTTCTTTATATTGATCCCAGAAATAAGATCCTACCCAACTTTTGTCATACCAAATATGAGCAAACACATTGACTTCCCAATCAGGGTTGATATCATAAAAATTTTTTTTATGATTTTCAAAACACTCTCTCAAATGTCTGGGTTGACCAGAATAAACTAAAGCAACCTTTTTCATAATCAAACTGAATGATGGAAATCAAATTTGGATGATGATTCAGAAATCTGAGACTCAATCCAATAATAAGTGTAACGAATACCCTCTTTAAGAGTCATCTTATAATCCCAATCCAACTTCTCACGAATCAAATCATTGTTAGAGTTACGACCACGAACACCCAGAGGTCCATCAATATGAATTTTAGAAACTTCTTTTTCTGCAACTTCAGCAGCAATATCTACAAGTTGATTGATAGTAACCATCTCTTCGGAACCAATATTCACAGGACCCATAAAATCACTGTCCATCAATCTTATAGTTGCTTCGATGCATTCATTAATGAACAAGAAGGAACGAGTCTGTAGACCATCTCCCCACACCTCGATTGCTCCACCCGACTCCGGGAGGTAAGCAACCTTGCGACAGATTGCAGCTGGTGCTTTCTCTCTGCCACCGTCCCAGGTTCCTTCAGGTCCAAAGATATTGTGATACCTAGCAACCCGAACAGGGATGCCATGGTTACGATTGTAAGCAAGGTAGAGACGCTCAGAGAAGAGTTTCTCCCATCCATACTCAGAGTCTGGGTTTGCGGGGTATGCTGATTCTTCACAGCAATCGGGATTATCAGGGTCTAGTTGATTATGCTCTGGATACATACATGCCGATCCAGAATAAAAGATTTTAGTTTTATTTTGTTCTGTAATTTCATTCAGTTTACGTTGTTCCTCAAGAACATTCAGATTGATGGACACAGAGTTATGCATGATGTCTGCATCGTTCTCACCAGTGAATACAAATCCTGCTCCACCCATATCAGCAGCAAACTGATAAATCTCATCAAAAGGTTCGGCAAACTTATCTACAATATCTTTGTAGAAGTTTCCAAGATATCCAGTAAAACGAACACATCTAGAAACAAAACGAGTGTCTCTTAAGTCACCAACAATAAACTCATTCGCATGAGACGCTGAATATTCAGGATGCTTAAGATCAACTCCACGAACCCAGTATCCTTCTTGTCGAAGTCGTTTAACCATATGACTTCCAATGAATCCACCTGCACCAAGCACAAGTGCAGTCTTCTTATAATCAGACATAAAATATTTAATCTCATAGTATGTATTATACTAAAAAAGGAGAGTTTATGCAACTCTCCTCATAAGGTCTTGCCATGCACTCCACTTGCTCTTTGACCAGAAACAAGAAACTGGAAGGTAGTAACTTCCACCCACACCAACGGCATTTGAGAGATGCCGTAAACTCATAAGAGGGTCATAATGACTCCACCAGGATTTTTAAAGTCTCTCCATGACTTCGGGAACGATAAGGAGACCGTTCAAGAAGAACGGTTGGTTTTTGCAAAACATTCATCAGGCAACCTCAACAGAAATTTTTAGATCAGAATACAAACAGTCCATCATGATTTCATAATCATCAAGTGGATCACCAGAGAAAATTACTCCATTAGATTCATAATATTTACGAACCTTCTTAAATAATTTTGGACTTTTTACATCTAAGAAAATTTCACCTTTTGCTGCATTACGAAGAGTTTCTAAATCTCTGGTTTTAAATTTTTCTGTGAGTGCCATTGTCCGTTTTGATTACCTGTATATTATAC